TTGATCCATCTCCAGCTTCTGCTGAGTAGCAATAGCGTCCGTCTGGAGTTTCATTGCTGTAGTTTGCTGATCAGCCTGTGCCTTCAGCATCATCTGTTGTATCTCAAGCTGGAATTTCTGCCGGTCTTGCTCCATTTCCTGCAAATGCTTCTGCTGATCCTGAATCAATTCCTGCTGGGCTTTCATCTGATCAGCTTGGAGTTTCTGCTGCTCGATCTGAGAGTCGAGCTGAGCTTTCATCTGAGCAATCTGCATCTCCATCTGCATCTTCTGCTGCTCCATCTGAGCCTTCTGCTCTTCAGGAGACGGACCTTCTGGCGGTTTGGGAGCTTTCGCTGCCTCAATCGCTCGGTCGAGCACGCCCTCAATTTGCTGAGCTCCTTTGAACCCAGCCAGCCCCCAGCGCAGAAGTTCAAGCAACGTGGGCATCGCATCTGGAATTTGCTCAGTGAGCGGCGTAGCCGACTGCATAAACGTCGCTAGTGCAATGAGGTAGCCAGTACGCTCCGCCTGAAGCGACTGGTAGTCTACCATCGCCATCGACTCTGGGCGAACATGTACGCGCCAGATAAAATCTTCGCGGTTCTTAATCAGCTTGATAGCAGGGATCAACTTATCTTGATCGACTCCCGTAATATTCGCTCGCTTGACAATGGTCTCCGGCTGCATATGCTTCGCCATGACCTCCGCCTTGAGGCGAATGAGGTCAGTCCCGAAGCGAGCAAACTCATCTTGCAGTGCCTGGATGCGAACACTAGCATACTTCGCTTTGATTGACTGTTCAGTAGCCGACACGCGATCGCTACTGGACGACTGGCCGCGCAAGATATCGCTAAGACCGGACACCTGATACAAAAGCGAAATCTGCTCATCCCGCAATTCCCGAAGCTGATTGAGCGCTTCGACGATTGTCTCAATTGGGAACCAATCAATGACGCCTGACAGCCCTTTCTTCTCGGCGAACGCTGCCCAGCTATCCACTGGGACCATCTTGTTCGCCAGCCCCTCGGCCAAGATGCGCCCGACTTCCGGCGTACTCTTATCGTAGACGCCTACGACCCGAACTGCCTTAGTCAGCTCGCGGATCTTGGACTGAAGGCTGTCAATATCATCATATAGATCCTGCATAAGCAGGAAATCTGCACGATACACGAGCAGGTTAGTCGTCGGATTAGCGAGCATCGGCTTGGGGCATGGGTAGAACGTAGCCAGCCCAAGTGGATCATCTTTATCATCGAGAGTTTCGGACATACCCTCAGACCACCAGTAGACGCGGCGGTCTTCACGGCACCAAATCTCCCAAATCTCCCCTTTCATCCAAGCATCTTTACGTTCTGTATCGTCTTCTGACGGTCCGGGGGATTTCAGTTGAACTTTTTTAGCCTTCTCTTCTCCAAAGCGCTCTACGAGCTTATCGTAAGGAAGATAGGTACGGAACCCGAGCCAACGGACTTCATTCCAAGTCCGGGCGTAGGGCCAAATCACATCTTTCCAGTGAACGTAATCAATCGGTACTCGTTCGTCTGAAATGACTTCCTGAACGTAAGCCGGAGCTACTTCAACCCCAGTCATGGGATCCACTATAGCTTCGATTGGCGTCTGCTCAATCTTTACATCGTAACGCACCCGCGCAACGCCACAGCCAGGAACTAGCCGATCCAGCAAGCAGTTGCGAAGAACCGCAGTATAGTCGTCGTCAGGCCGTTCAACATCAGCGTTGAGTACGCGCTCGCAGATTTCCGCAGCTACTCGTGCGATATCATCATTAGGATCGGCGTGACGGCGGTCAAAGTCAATTTTCGGTACTTGACCATACAGCATGGAGAATACTGTATTGACGCCAGAATGGAAAAGATTCAGGCGAGTACTTTCTAAGAGTTCATCAGTATCCCGCTCATCGAGAAAACGGTTGATAATCTTATCCCCACGTTCCCAAGGCTTTTCGAAAATCTTTTTCGCGGCAGCCATCTCTTTGGCCCACCGCTGATGATACCCAGTCGGAGTCTTTGCGTACTCTTTGACTGTTTTCTCGTTGTCGCCGTCCACTAAATTCTCCTAGACTTTGCTGGGGCCGTGTCCCAGATGTCTTCAAGTGTCATATTAGTCAGTAGACGACCTTGATCGTCCCGTTCCCCAGTATAGAGGTAACCATTCGCGACTTTACGCCGATACTCTTCAGTTTTCGTTGCCCCCGGTAGCCGCGTCTTAGTAACCAGCGCGAAGTAGCGGAACGCGTCCGCCCCGTGGGACGACCAATCGTGATACGGCGTATCTGCAAAAACTTTGCGAACCTCGTCATACTCTCTCCGGTACGCTCGTAATGCTTCAATGCCATCTTTGCAGGTGGAATAATTGAAGTAGACGTGGGGTAGAACTAGCCGCGCCGCATCAATCCCGTGTTGAATTGATAGATTCGGCGTAAGTTTAGCAGGCAATTCGTGAGAAAGAAACTGCTCAATAGTTGAACGCCCCGTTTGGAGGCTCTTAGCCTTAGCATCGTGGGGCAGCCACATCTCCGCATAGCGATACCCCTTAAATGCGAAGAGGGTGAAGTAATAAGCGAGATCTTGACTATGAGCTTCCTCGTAATCGATCATGGCAATACCGTCTGGGCGATACTGCCAGAACCAATACGCCGAACTATCCGTGTAGCCCAAGTCGCCTGCGACGTAAACAGGTTGATCTGGATCGTACGGGAAGTCTCCAATCCGCCCTTGCGTCTCTGCAAGGTTAATCAGTGAATTGTAATAAGTACCCAGAACATCGGCATTCCAATCATTAAGCATCTCACGTCGGTACTCCGATTCCGACATGGTGCGCTGCATTGCCTGAAGTTCTTCCTCAGGTAGAATGCCCGTTTCATTGGCTTTGAGATCAAGAGCTAACCACTCATCCGGAGCATTTACGGTGGCTTCTTGCCAAATGTCCCAGAAATGATTTTTCCCTTTGATGGTTCCGATGAATACGGCCCATCCTTTTCGATCAGCCAAAGTCGGACGTATGACAGCCCCCCATAGAGAAGGACGGGTATCGCCATACTCATCAATAACAACGCCGTCAAAATACAGACCGCGAAGAGCGTCAGGATTATCAGCACCGAACAGACTGATTTTAGAACCAGTAACGAGCTCGACCGTAAGAGTCGACTCAGAGACTTTAGTTGTGACTGGAGCCGCGTAGTCTTTGAGGTACTGCCAAGCCACTTCTTTAGCCTGTCGGTAGAAAGGAGCGATGTAGGCATACCGGGCATTTTTCTTCTGTGTATAGAGAGCACGAGCGATTAGCTCATTGACGCAGGCTACAGTCTTTCCTGCTCGCCGATGCGCGATAATACACGCCCATCGCTTCTCCCGCTCATGAAGCGGCATGAAATGGGGACGTGGCTCATAGCTTAAGCGGAGTTCAGTCACTTAAAGCTGAACCCCCCATTTCTTAGCAAGCCTACGAAACTCCTCCACCAAAGCCTGCGCTTTGGCTTTCTTTATTTCGTGAGCAGCCATATACTCAGGATTCTTTGCCTCGAACGCCTTCCAGTTATAGTCGTAGCTCCCCGGCGGAAGATTAGGGGGAATGATGTAAGTCTGCTCTTGTGGGTAGAGTATATCATTACCGAAACTGCCATTGCCGGGGGTCTTGTATTTGACAGGCTCGTCCACAGGTAAAGCTGCTGAAGGCCGCGACCGCAGCGGAGCTAAAGGTTCCACATTACTCCGAACTCCCGCAAGACGAGCCAGATTCTCTCCGGTTGCTCGCGAGTACACATCATGCGGCACATCGGAGAAGAGAATATCTTTCATCTCTTCATTCCCAGTTAGGCCAGTCGCGTACGGATCTACAACCCGAATATCAGCTATCGCTCCCGTAGACTCTAGATCTTGGCGAAGCTGCTTAACTAGCTCAGCTCTTATCGCGTTCCGCTTTCCCAGTTCTGCCGTAACGCCAAGAGCATCTAGATCTATGTAATTTCCAGCACTCCAGTCATGCCCTTTGATTATCGCACTAAGTAGCTGCGACTGATCTTCTGGCTTAACCCCCCTAAGAATATCTTTACTTCGCGTGGACAGTCTCGATTTTACGCTGTCAAGAATCCCTTCCGCTAGCTTGCGAGAAGTACTCCAGCTCGCCTCTTGCGGCAGCTTTTGATCATCTGGAACAGACGACATCAGGGAACTCGTTCCCTGCGCGAAGCCTTCCATATCCTGAACAAAATGCTCTATTTCATGGTGCAGCGTATTCAGCGCATCCTCAGGACTTGATCCAGTCCCCACCTCAATTGTCTTAGTTTTGGGATTGAAAGATCCTCCCATGCCGTTTCGAAATGCGATCTTTAGGTCCGCAGTTTCTGGATACGCAGCCCTAAGCTCCTCGAAATTACTCAAAACTGCTTCAGCAGGATAGGCATAGTCTTTAGTCGCCTGCTTGGGGTCCACCTTAAAGCGGATGGCACCCCCTAGCTCAATTCTCGGACCATCAAAGCGGAATCCTGGATCGACTCCGGCGCTTGCCCATGCGACATCCGCCTCCATATTCGTTGGACGACGGGTTGCGGATGCCCATTTGTCGAAAGTCTGTTTAGTATTATCCGATAGTAGCCCACGAGCATGCAGCGCGTCCACGGCTTTTCGCCCGCCAAAAGCGAACATTTCCCCCGGCGCAGGCACGGCTCCTCTCGTAATGACTTGA